TCAAACAGGTGGTTCTGGTGGTGGTAATGGTACTGACGGAGCAGGAGAAGGTCCTGGTGGATCAGGAACTTCTGGTCAAGGATATCCTGGCGGATATGGTGCTAACCAACAGAATGGTACTTCTGGTGGTGGAGGAGGTGCTGCTGAAGCAGGACAGAATGGTTATAACAGACCTAACTCAGGACCTGCAAGAGGTGGCAACGGATATACATCTGCTCTCTCTGGTTCTCCTGTCACATATGGAGGAGGAGGCGGTGGTGCAAACTATCCTGGTGGTCCTCATAACCCTAATGGTGGATCTGGTGGTGGTGGAGCAGGTGGTCAATCTGATACTTCTAGTGGAAATCCAGGTACAGGTGGTCTTGGAGGAGGTGGCGGTGGTGCTTGTGACCGAGATCCTCGCAACTATCCAGAGCCTAAAGGTGGCAACGGTGGCGGTGGCATCGTAATTGTTAAATACAAATTCCAATAAAAAGAAACATGGCACATTTTGCAAAAATAGACAGAGTTGGAACTGTAGTTGATGTTGTTATCGTTGACGATGCAGTTCTTTTAAATGAAAATGGTGAAGAAGTAGAACTTAAGGGAGTTAAATTTCTTTCAGAACTATTTGGTGGAGCACCTCAATGGGATTGGAAACAAACATCATATAATGCGGTTAAAGGTCGTCATAGATTACAACCTGCACCAGCTAGTTACGGTGATCAAGTACCACCTATATTTGATACTAAAGAATGTCTAAGAAAAAATTATGCTGCTGTTGGCGGTAAATATGATTATGTAAGAGATGCTTTTATTCCACCAAGACATAATGCAACACATGTTATTCTAGATGAAAAAGCAGCTCATTGGGAGTGTCCATATCAATCTAATCAAGTTAATGATAACAAAGGTATACCACTTGGATTTACAGATCATTCAGATTATACTGTAAATGGATTGAGAAATCCTAAAGGTTGGATTTGGGATGAAGAAAAGAAAACTTATATACAAATTCAAGCTTTTGAAGAGCAAAGTGTAAATTACCAGTTTGATGGTCAAACACATATGTGGGTGAAGCAAAGTTATTAAATATAAAATATGATTTCATTATGGTTTCCAAAAGCGATTTATTTTCAACCAAATATTTTAAATAACAAATTAGGCATCTATGAGGAACAAATCAAAGGTGCCTTTTCTAGTATTGGAACTTGTCGCGAAAAATTAAAAAACGTAGATTCTACACATAGACTAGAGAAAAATATTTTTAATGTAGCAGAACTAGATGGTCTTGTAGATGAATTTTATAAACATGCAAATTTATATCTAGATGCTCTAGGTTATAAGAAAAGAGAGTCATTACATATTCAAAATTGTTGGGCAAACATCAGTTATCCTGGTGACTATCTTTTTCCACATAATCATGGTGGATCTGTGATAGCAGGAGTTTATTATGTGAAGTGTGGTATTAATGAAAAGATAAAATTTTTTAATACTCCTACAATGCTTCCTGATCCAGATGAGTGGAATGAAAGGAATCATCAACATTGTGAATATTCATGTTTACCGAGCTCGCTTTTATTGTTTACAAGTGATATAATGCATGGTACAGAGAAACAGGTATGTGAAGAAAAGATAGCTATCTCGTTTAATATGTCATTATGAATGAGTTTAATATTCCACAACAATCTTTTATTGCTGGATGGTATATAAATGAGGATGTTTGTGATGGTTTAATTTCTTTCTTTGAAGAATCTGATAAGAAGAAACCAGGATCTATTGGTCAAGGTGTCAATGAAGATTTTAAAATATCTACTGATGTCACAGTTGTTCCTAGAAATCCTGACAGCAGAATACAAGATTATCTTAAAGAATTAGGTAATGTATGTAAAGAATACACTCTCAAATATCCATGGTGTTCTACCAATCAAGATATATGGGGATTAAATACTAATTTTAATATTCAAAAATATAAACCTAGTGAGGGATTTTTTGGGTGGCATACAGAAAAATCTACTATGTCTGATCTAGTTGGAACTAGACATCTTGTCTTCATGACATATCTAAACACAGTAAATGATGGTGGAGAGACCGAGTGGTTTCATCAAGAGATAAAAATACAACCACGTAAAGGACTAACAGTTATGTGGCCAGTAGATTGGACACATGTGCATCGTGGAGTGCCTTCTAAGACCGAAACTAAATATATTACAACAGGCTGGTATACTTATAAGATACCCAATTTTGATTATACTCAATATAATGGTGGATAATGAATCTTTCTAATAATTATTGGTGGTTTGAAAATGCATTTACTCCAGAACAATGTGACCGCATCATTAAGATGGGTATGCAGGAAGATTTTGAGTTAGGTGATATTAATAGAACTAATAGAGAAAAAGTAGAAAAAGAGGATACAGAAGATCTATTTAAAACAAGGAACTCTCACGTCTCATGGATAGACGAACCTTGGATCTATAATATTCTAAAAAAATATATTGATTCTGCTAATATAAGTGCAGGATGGAATTATGATTGGGACTGGACAGAGATGTTACAGTTTACAAAATATAATGTCGGTCAGTTTTATGATTGGCATCCAGATCAACATCACTATGTTTACCCAGAAGATGATACTAATGTAAATATGAGAGGAAAGTATAGAAAGCTTTCTACAACACTACTATTAAATGATGCAAGTGAGTTCAAAGGAGGCGAACTAGAATTTCATTATAATATGAAAGAAACTAAGATTGCTGAAGAACTAAAAACCAGAGGAACATTAATAGTGTTTCCTGCATTTGTATATCATAGAGTTCGTGAAGTTACAGAGGGAACTAGATACTCTCTTGTTAGTTGGAGTATTGGAGCACCATTCCGATGATTCATATTTCACATATTAATATAAATGATGATTTTGTAGATAGGATAATTGATTTTTTTAAAGATAATATCCTAAAAACATACACATGGGATGAGACTAGAGTTCTTAGTATGGACAAAGGAGGGATTGGTAAATACAATCTACCAGAAACATACTATGAAATTCTTAACCTTGCTAAAGATGTGAAGAGTAAGGTAACTGACAAAGAGTTTTCTGTTCTACAGAATGTTGAAATCGTAAAGTATCCATGTGGTGCTTGTAAAGTATTTCATAAAGATAGAACAAGGAAAACTACAACAGGAGCTTCAATTACATATTTGAATGACAACTACATTGGTGGTCATACTGTTATTGAAGGAGTAGATGTTCAACCTCTTTCTGGAAGAACAGTTTACTTTGATGGAATGGAATTTCGTCACGGTGTATCAAATGTAATTAAGAGAGATAGATATACTCTCTCAATGTGGTATGGACTAGATACCACTATGCCACTAAACAAAGACTTTTTGGAGATTTAAAAATGGAAATTATTGACAATTACTTAGCACCTGATCTATTCAAGATTGTTCAGGAAACTATTATGTTATCTCAGAACACACCATGGTTTTTAAACACTGATGTCTCTGGTCATGGAGTAGAAAAACATCCATATTTTACTCACCTTATGCATCATGATCATAGAGCAAACAGTAATCACTTTGATCAATGTATTGTTCCTATTCTATTCATGTTTGGAGCAAACGCATTGTTACGTGTAAAGGTAAATTTATATCCTAGAACAGAGACTCTATATCATTATCACGATCATTACGATTATGATTTTGAACACAAGGCAGCAATTCTTTATCTCAATACTAATAATGGATATACAATCTTTGAAGATGGAACAAAAGTTGAGAGCATTGAAAATCGTTTGTTAAAATTTGATGCTACTAAAATGCATCACAGCACTACATGTACAGATCAACAGTATAGAGCTAACATCAATTTCAATTATTTCTAATGGCAAATCAACTGTTGAATGTAAGGAACAGTTATAAGTTTCCTGAATACATTAATGTAAAAAATATACCTGATACCAGAAGTATAGAGTATGGTATTAGGAAAGTGTTGCATGAAGAGTTTGGTATTGAACTAGAGATTGATTCTGTAGAAAAAATATCAGATGATAAGATATCATCCAATGGAACATTTACATCTGTTGTTTGTTTGGACACTGGAGATTTACATTTATATGCTCTAGATGTTGAAAATAAAGAAGTGGGTTTTGAGTTAATTCCAAAGGTAATGTATTTTTCTGATGCTATTGTATACAGATGGAAAAGCATACAGGAGATTGATAATGTTAAATTTGACTTTTACTAAGGTTGCTGATTTACCAGTCGTCCATATTCATAATTTTTACTCATCAGATGAGTTAGATAAGATAATGAATGAACTAGAATATCTGTATAGTATTGACAGATATAAAGGAGCAGAAGAAGATGGAGGACCAGGTACTGCATATGAAGATGGTGTGGCACTCAAAGTAGGAAAAGGTCTTCATCTAAATGTTGTGTATGATGATGTTAAGCAATCTGATATACTGAGTATCAATAGAAAAATATTTAATAAGAATTTGGTGGATGAGCTAATGAGTAAGCATCCATTTTTTCGCTATCTATGGAGATCAAATAGAGATGAAACTAAAATCCATTACTTTGAAAATGGAGATCATTATAGACCACACACAGATGATTGTGTAATTACTGCTATTACTTGGTTCTATAAAGAACCAAAGATGTTTACTGGTGGTGATTTGATTATTGAAAATTCAGTTAAATTACCATGTCTAAATAATTCTACGGTAATATTTCCTTCAATTTTATATCATGAAGTGACATCTGTCGTAATGGAAAATCTTTCTGGATTTGGAAGATATTCCATGAGTCAATTTTTGTATATGTAATTATGAGTCAAGTAATTTTATTTGAAAACGACGAACCAAAAACTATTTTTGCTCCAATATACAAATGGCATATGTATGAAGGAGAGGTAAAGGTAGGAGATATTAGAGATACTATTCTTTCAAAAGAAAAAGAAGTGATTAATTCTCATGAATATGAGAGTGATTGGAATACAGGTCTGGGTAAAGATAGTATGACATCCAGATCAAGTAGCTATAATTTATTAAAATGGGAAGAAGCAGATCATATAAGAGATATTATTAGAAACTCCCATGACAATCTTATTACCACACTAGATCCTAACATGTGGGAAGATAAGATATATGTTCAATGTTGGGCAAACGTTTTAAGAAAAGGACAAAAAATTACACCACATCAACATTGGAATAGTAAGTACACATATCTTGGTGGTCATATTTGTCTAGATGATTATGAAACTCATACTTACTATATCAATCCATACACTAAAAAAACTTTTGACACTAAAAATGAAAAAGGAAAAGTATATTTGTTTCCAAATTGGTTAGGACATTATACTGACACTTATGAAGGTGATGATGTTCGTGTTACAATAGCATTTGATATTATCACACAGACTGTATATGATGAAGATATCTTTGATAACAAAAAAGATCATTGGGTACAGTTGTGAACACCAATCAAATTGTTGAAGCTATCAACTGGGTAACTAGGGATACTCCAATTATGTTTGATGTTACTGTCACTACACCACCTGATGATTTAATACGTCAAAGAGCACAAGACAATTACAATAGAGGAAAACCAAATTCATTAGATAAAGATTTCTATTTGTCTGATACTTGTAAATCTATTATTGTTTGGAATGTTTTTAGTGACGTTGCCTATGATTATTATTACAAAAATAATTTTCTACCTAAAATTATTACATACTTAAATATGAGATATGAATATAATTTTGGTTATGATGGTTACAATCTTAATCGTAAACAGTTTGCTATTAGATCTGGTGCTGCAACACTAGCAAAAACATCTTTAGCATTTCATAAAAGATTTGGGATGAATTATAAGATTGATCTCATCTTTACCAATGCAGAGTTTGAGGATGCTGTTGTTGTAGAAGGACAACCACATTATGAGAACTGTGAAGGATGTGATGCTCCTTGTGAGAAATTATGTCCTGTTGGTTGTACGATGAATTTTGATTTAGTTAACTGGGAAAAGTGTTCAAACTTTGTGGACACTCCAGAAGCTTTTAAAAATCTAGATAACATCTGTAGGATTTGTCAGGAGAAATGTCCATACTCAGAGGAACTCAGGGAACAAGTATTAACTATTAACAAAGATTATGGGGGTAGGATCAATGGGTGAATTAAAAGAATGGAGATCAGATCATCCTAATAATTATTTTGCTCCACGATTTCAAGTACATATGTGGTTTGATGAAATAGAACATACTATTATTGATGATATAATTGAATGGGTAAAAGAGAATGAAGATGTTTATGCTAATGATAGGTGGGAACATTATAATATATTCTCATGGGATTATCCAACAGTAAAACGATTAAAGGAACTAATTAAAAGATCTTATGAAGAACTATGTGCTAAGATAGGTATACATGCAGAGGAGAATATATGGATACGTGGGTGGGTGTATCCAATGAAAAAGGGTATGCAATTAAAAAGACACTATCATGCTCTACATGAAAATTCATTCTTAAGTGGTAATATCTGTCTTACAGAAAATAATACTACCACAGATTATGATCTCCCATATTTGGGATGGGTTACAACAGAAAATAGTAAAGGAAGAATGACACTATTTCCATCATCTCTACCACACGGAGTAGATAAATTAGAAGAAGGGGAAAGATATTCTCTGGCTTTTGATTTGATTACAGAAAAAGGAATCAATTATTTTTGGTCTCATAATACTAATAAATCTGATCCATTATTACTAGCAATAAAACTATGAACTCTATTCGCGAAACAACTAGCAAAAGAATTTGTGATCATATGAATAAAGATCACAAAGAAGATATTAATTGGTATCTAACTGTTCATCTTCTAAAAGAAAATCATGGTAATATTACCACTTTTAAAGAAGCTGAGTTACTTGAAATTACAAGTAATTATATGAGGATTGGATATAATGGTGAATCTGTTGCAATTATAGACTTTGATAAAGAGATATCAGAAAATGAAATAAAGCAAACCCTTGTAGACATGAGCAAACAATGATGAAATTAAATGATTTTTTCTGGAGTAATGGATATTGTATTATCCGTAACTTTATAGGAGACCCCGAATATTTAAGTATTCTTCCTGAAGATCTTTATGCAGAAAAACATATTGAATACCTTTATGACGGAACTTTAGAGGGGGAATATGAAGAAGAATTGCAAGTTGCAGGTTCATATTCTAGAACATGTTTTCCTCCCTTAAAACAGTTTCACATGCAGATGAGAAATCAAGTTCAGAAAATAATTCTTCCTCCCCATCAACTACACCCAACATATTATTTTGATAGAATATACTATGCTGGAACAGCATTAGAACCACATAAGGATTGGGAACCATGTGAGATTAGTGTTACTCTACAGTTGAGAACTACTCTTGCTAAACCATGGAAGTTTTTTGTTGAAAGAAAAAATGGTGGTGTCTCAGAAATTGAGTTGGAAAATGGGGATGCTGTCATCTACCTAGGAAATAAGGTAAAGCATTGGAGAGAACCTATGCCAGGAGGACCTAAAGACTACCACCATCAATTGTTTATGCATTATGTTGTGTATCAAGGAGAGGCATTTAAAGAACTACAAGATTGTGGGTATCTACAAGGAGTATAAATAATACACACACTATTCATTAAGTGATTACTATGGATCCTGCACAACTTAGAAAGAATTTTGAAGATCAGATTGCTCAGACTGAGAAACAAATTATAGAACTAGAAGCAAATCTAGCTAAAGCAAAAGAATATAAAATCAAACTATCTGGTGGTTTAGAGACTTTAACTTTACTAGAAGAAAAACCAGAAGAAACTGCTGCACCAGCACCAGAAACACCAACAGAATAAATACCAAATCCCTTCTTCCTAAATAAGAAAGAAGGGATTT